CGGCGTGCCCTTTGCTGACACCGCCGCCGACAGGATATGCTCGATTTCAAGGCGGGGATCGCGTTTTTTCACCTGTGGTGCGGATGGGGCCCGCCGTTTTGGTGCGCCGGGCCGCACCCCGGCAATTTCTGCGGCCTCTTCGATTAAGGCAAACCCGCGCAATCCTGTTGCCTGCTCGATCGCATTGATCGGACCGCCACCTTCATTGCCGTCAAAATCAATCCAGTCCCCGGCATGTGGGCCTTTGAGGGTGATAACGCAGGAGCCGTTTTTGCGCGGCGCATCGCCCCCGATGTTGGCCAGCCGCCAGTCGTCGCCCATGCGCTTGCCGTTGGGAAACAACTGCTGGACCCAGCTCTCGGCGCTCTCGCGCAACCGGTCTACGATCAGATCGATATCATAGCGATCCTGATCAGGGCGCATCGGCTGGACATCATTAAGATCAATCACAACGGCGCTCATTGACGCGCCCCAATCAAGGTAAATTTTGGCATGGAATGTCCTTTCATCCTAAGATCACCAGACCCCACTCGGCGCGGGTAATGGCGGTGTAGAGCCAGCGGTTGTACGCCTCAGGCGTGTGGCCAAAGCCATCGTCAACCACGACGGCGGTGGAAAATTGCGAGCCTTGTGCCTTGTGGCAGGTGATGGTGTAGCCCCAGCCGCTCTCGATCAGACCACGCCGGGCCTGCCAGTCGCGCTGCTCACGATTGCGGTCAAAACGAATGTGGTCATCGTATTCGCCGCGGTAAAAGCTGTGGCGCCCGGGAAGGGTCAGCCCATCCTCGGTCGTGGCACATGCCGTGAAGCTGACATCATCAAAGCGATCAAAGCGCACGTCCGACAGCGTCACAAAAACCCCGTTGATCAACCCAAGATCATGGCGGTTCCTGAGGCAGATGATCTTTTCCCCGGCGCCGGTCGGGTAGGATCCATCAAAGCCCGCCGCGCGCTTCATCGCCGTATTCAGGTAACGGCGCCTGGCATTGGTGCCACAAATCACCTGCCCGCCCTTGATCATCTGCGCAGGCGAGATATCCCGATGGCGCATCTTCCAAACGTTGGTGTCGTAAGCCCCAAGCGGAATGGCCTCTCCAAGGCGCGCCATGGTTGCAAGACGCAAGATCGGGCTATCAGCCGCCTGGCAATGGATTTCGCTCAGCATCACATCGGGGGCGGCGGTGACAAAAAAGCCCGTGCTCTTGACCGGCGGCAACTGGCCGGGATCCCCGATCACCAGAATGGGGCGACCGAATGCCAGCAAATCAAGCGCCATTTCAGAGCCCACCATCGAGACCTCGTCGAGCACCAACAAATCGGCCTCGCGCAAGAGCGACTGCTCGTTGATCACGAAACGCAGCTGGTGAATGTCACGCAGACGCAATTCAAGTTGGCGGATTTGCAGATCCGCAAAGCTGCGCTCGCCTGGGCCCATGGCCCCACGCCCGGCCTTTAATGTGGCAAGATCAGCCTTCACACGGGCAATTTCCTCGGGCGTCGGATCCGAGCAGCGATAAATCAGGCTATGGATGGTCTGGGCCGGGGTGCCTTTGCACCGCATTACCGACACAGCCTTGCCGGTGAAGGCCCCAAACAGCACCCCACCACCGCCGTGCGCTGCCATCGGCTCAAGCCCGAGTGCTACGATGACCTCGGTAAGGATGGTGCTTTTACCGGTACCGGCATAGCCAAACAGCCGAAATACCTGCTGCTCACTCCGCCTGTTCTGATACCAGTCGCGGATTTCAGCGATGGCTTTGGCCTGGGTTTCTGAAAGCCGCACGCTCATGCCTCCACCTCCCAGCAACGAACTGCAAAAGGGCAGAACCGGCAGAGGTAGAAATCAGAGTTCATCGCAATCCGGGGCAAAAGCTCGCCTGCTTCGGCCGCCTGAATAACCTCAACCGCCTTGTCCGACAGCGCCTGCGCGGACGGCGTATCAAAGGCGATAACCTCGTGGTAAAGTTCGGCTGTATCCTTGTTGAGCGCGGTAAACAGGGTGGACGGCAGGTCCATATAGGCCATGTAGATCTGCACCTGGCCGTAATAGACGGGCTTTGAAGCCTGCACGCCCTTCTTTTGCGTTTCACGCCAGGATGAGGCTTTCAGGGCCTTGTGTTCCCAGAGCATCGGCCAGGTAAGCCCGACATCCGGACCGCCCAGAATTACACCACCGATATGGCCCTTGATCCGGCCGCCGACGGTTTCAAAACCGTATTGGCTGCCATCTTCCTGTTCCGTGCGCAAATCAAACCCGGCCGCCCGCAGCCAGCCGATCGCCAGATCCTCAAAATTGTGGCCAACCGCAAAGATGCGTAAAGTTCTGCCGCCGATGGCCTTGTCTGGATCCTCAGGCGTGTGGTGGTATTCATAAACTAGGCGGCGCGCACAAGGTTCACCAATGCGGCTGGCGCCAAGGTAGGTTCTCGGGGCCTCTTGCGCGCGCTTCGCTTCAAGCGCTGCATCGATCCGGGCGTTAATGCGGGAGGTGACGGGACTATCGGCATCCGGATCCTGCCCGTAGATAAAACCCGAGCCGTGGTTGAGATCGATCTGCATCAGAACTTCCTTCAAAACGGAATGTCGCCATTGCCGGACTGGCGCTGCATGGATGCCTGAAACCCATCGATGCAGGCACTGATAATCTGGTCGATGTCGGACGCCGGGCGTTTTTGAAACGCGGGCATCAGGTCAAGCGCGTGCAACGCTTTGGCAAATTGCTGGCGCGCATCCCGGATGGCGCGGATTTCCATGTCGGTCTTGTTGATCACGGCGAAATTCTTCCTTGCATTATTGGCGCCTGCTTTCAGGCAAGCCATTGAACAAAAACGGTAATATGGGTGGTGGCCCCATCTGAGCCCGTGGCAGTAACCAAAGCCGCGGGCCTCACGGCCGCAGAGTGCGCAGATCGCAGCGCTCCTGGCCGTTTGATTGGCGGGCCGGGGCGCTTTCGCGCCCCGGCGGTGACGTATTGCGGCCATGCCTTTGGCCTCACGGGTTGAGCCAGGACGGACCCTCACCAAACGGCGCCGGACTGGTATCGGCAGGCGGGGTTGATGCTATGTTTGATTGTGAGGTTTGGGGGGCCTGCCAGTCCGGGGCGGGAGATGGCGCACGGGCAGCGGGTGCCGCGGCACCTGATCCGAACCCCGTCGCAGCCCCGTCCATGATCCTTTTCCAGTCCGGTGCCGTCGGCAGAACCGCGTGACCCAACTGGTTCTTGTCGCGGTAATTCGGGTTATTGCTTTTCTTGATGCCGATCTTGGCCACGAAGGTGATGCCGCTGAGATCGGAAAGCCCGCGTAAGGTCCGCTTGGCCTTGGCCGCATCCGACATATCCTTGGGGTTCAGCCCCAACGCACTGTCGATCATGGCGCGAAAGACCTGTTTTGAGATAGTCCAGCCGATTGACTGACCGTGCTCGTCGCATTTGCCGCCTTTAACGGTAAACATCTGCCAGAACTTGCGCCGTGCAAACGGGCCTTCGGTCACGGTAAATTCGCAATCGAGGCTCAGAACATCGCTGCCCGGCGCGTTTGACGCCCGCAGCAACCCCCGGTCGGCCTCGCCGTCACCATCTTGGGTGCCCGGGCGGATCGCCATCGTCACCTTTGCAAATGTCCCCTCGGGGATCAGATCGCCGCCCTGTTGCGGCTCGACGGTATTAAGATCAAAGCTCATGGCTTATCCTTTCGCTGGTTGGTTGATTTTAGTGAGAAGCTTGGTGAGATCGGCGGGCTCGAGCATATCAAGCCGCCCGGAGCGGTCTTTCGCTGGCAGGCCCCAGGGATTGCCGGCATGGCACACGAGCCGCCGCACGCCACCACCTTCAGGCGTGTGCCGCCAAAGGGTCTGTTTAGTTTGCGGATCCTCAGACGGGGAAAAATAACTCAGCGTCATCACCTGATCGACGATGCCCGGGAGTTCGCGTGCTACCTTGCCGCCATCCATCTGCGGCTGCCACTGCACCCGGTTCATCTCATCAACCACCCGTTCCAGAATGCCGACGAAGATCACCGTGCGCCCCGGGGCGTGCTGCAGATGTTTGAGCAAGCCGATGACTTCGCGGGCCAGCAAC